CCGCGTTGTAAAGGGCGGTCAGCTTATTGCCAATCTTGACCGCGTTCTGGGCACTGGATGCCGACTTGGAGACCGTCGCGCCGACCTGGACGCCGGCCGTGTAGATATCCACGTGGTCGTACAACGTGGGGATCGCGGAGACGAATCCCTGAATTGCGACGATTGCGTCGGGATCGGCCGCGTTTGCCGTGACCTCAATGGATTGATACCAGTTCGTGATTTCGGCGACCTTGGCAAGATCGGGACCGGGAGCGACCCAGGCTTCGCCGATCTTAACTTTGAGTTTGGATAGGGCCGCCATGTCCGACGATGTCGCCGAGATGTCGATACCCATTGGCAGCGCGGCCGCGCGTAAAACCGCCACCGGCTGGCCGGCCGCCACGAGCGAAACCGCCGCGTAGACCTCCGACACGGTCTTGTATTTGCCGGCCGCCGCATCGTCGCGAATCTTGATCAGGTCGGCCGACATGAGCGACGCGAACTTGGCGACCGCCCCGTCCTTCAGTTCGGTTTCGAGCTTGTGCCGGAATTTTGCGACAATTGCTTTTTTCGTTTTTTCGCCGCCGGCGTTGATACCGCAGAGACCGGCCAACGATTTCAGTTCGGCGACGTTCAGGCCCGCGAGCGTGGCGATAAACGCGTCGATATCGGCCTTGGTCGCCGACCCGTCTTGGCACTTGGCGAAAACGTTGGTCCAGTCCGCGAACGCCGCCAGGACCTTGGCTTGATCGACCGATCCAACGTCCGGCTGGGCCGCCAGGTGTGCGGGTAACGCCGCGTCGAGCTTGGCTTGAATCGCCTTGGCCGCCGCGATCTTGGTTCCGTGGTCGCCGGCGCCAAAGAGGGTCGCCAACAATATCATATCGTCTTTTTTGAGACCGTTGCCGATGGCGAGAACAATGGTCGCGTGCTTTTTCTTGTCGGTCTGTCCGGCCTTGGCGTCGGCTTCGGTAGCCTGCAATTTTGCAAGAGCCGCCAGGACGTTCGCCGGTCCTTGCGGTGGATCGGGAATTTCCGGGATGGCGTGTTCTGGCTTGGTTGGATGATCGGGCCGAAGGTTTAATCCGGGCAGGACGACCGGCCAAGGCTTGTTCGGTTCGGGCGTGGGAACCGTCAATCCGGCCGGCGGGTAGTATTCCTTTCCGGGCTTCGGGTTGACCAGGGTTGGCGCCCAGGCGACCGAATCCGGACCGCCGAATTCGGGCGTCAGGATCGGGATTACCGTACATTGGCAGTTCGGATGCAACGGTGGATGCCGAACGACCGCATATTCGGGATGGCGGCCATTGATTGCGAACGCCTGATGCGTGGGAACCTTGTTGGCTTCGGTGGCAACCATCATGCAATACGGGCAGGCGTCCGACGATATCAGCCATTCCCAACCGGCCACGACGCCCGATTCGATTCCGGACAGTTCCTGGGCCGCGTGGTACGCTCGCGCGGCTTCGGTTTGGGCGATCCGCCGGGCCCGCCAGGTTTCGGCGTTCGTAAAGACTTTCTTGACGCGTTTGGTCAGGGCGTCCAACGGTTCGCCGCCAACGATTCCCTGGTCCAGTTCTTTGCGTAGGTCCCGTAAGGCTTCGTTCAGGTCTTTTTGCGTGGTGGCGTTGGTCGCCGCGCAGAATTTCAGGGCGGCCGCGTGAATCACGGCCTGCAGGTTTTTGTCGCGGACCTTCCATTCGTCGGGGTCAAGCCCGAGCCGGCTTCGGGTCCGTTTGCCGGCTTCGTCGTAATAGGCCGATAGAACGGGCGTCATTGCCGACGCCCAACGGTCGTCGTAGTCGGACAGGTCGGGAAACACCGTTGGCACGGCCGCGCCAATTGTGGGGTCGGTTCCCAGGACCGATTCGAGAACGTCTTTGCGTTGGGCGTTCGTGAGCTTCCTTAGCGACCGGTATATCGACCCGCCTTGCGGTAATCCATAGGTGTTGGATCCTTCAGTCGAGCCGGACCCGGAGACGGGACGCGGGTCTTTTCGGAAGGCGAGGCCAAGAAAAAAGGGTCGCGGGCGTCCCCCTGACCGCCCGGATGGAGAACAATGACGGCCGCGCCCATTTTTTCGCCGGTTTCGGTTCCTTCGGAATCTTCGTCGCCGTCGGGTTCCTGGTGTCCGCCTGGGAAGCCGGGATTCCCGGCGGCCGCCGGTGGCGCGGGTTGAGCGGGTTGAGCTTGAGCGTAAAAGATTTCGTCGGACTTGTCGGCCGGAAGACCGATCGCGTTCCGATATTCCGAGCGCCGGATGCCGCCGTATTCCTTGTAGGCTTTGCCGGCCCGGTCCCAGATTTCGCCCTGGGCTTCGCGAAGACAGGGGATTCCGTGGTACGAATACCGGACGCGTTGCCGGCGTGGATCGCCCATGCCGGGATCGCCCAGGAGCGACCGCGTGAAGCATTCGGCAAGGCTTGCTTGCATCGGAATTTGCGTGTCTTCGTAATAGCCCCGTCGGGCTTCGGCCATGTTGTTATAGGTTTTGTGTTGGGCGCCGCTGGTCAAACCGGCAACCATTGGATTGACGCCCGTCAAAGCGCATATCAGGTCTTCCATTCGAGCCGGGATGCGGTCTAGCGCCAGTTGCTCGGGCGACCACCCGATTGGCGTCACCGTGACCGGTAGCGTCGACACGTACGGTTCGCCGCGACCTTCGCCCGTGAATTGTTCCTTCCACGTGTTCTTCATTCGCCGGGCCTGGTCGACGCCGCCCGGAACGCCGTTGCCGCCCGATGGCGAGATCACGACCGACGGGATTCCGCTATTCCGCAAGACCGCCGCCGTGAACGTGTCGACTTCATTCAAGCCGCATACAAGCCGGGCCGCCGCCGCCTTGAAGTCGCTCAAGCCCTTTCGCGGGTTGCGTGGGTCCAGGCCGCCCCATCGCCAATGAAGGACGTCTTTTGGATCAACGATGTACGTTCGGCCGTTCACGTAGTATTTGTAAAGCGAGATAAATTCCTTCCCCGAAGGATCCCAGGCCGGTTCCATCATCCACGGTGGAGTCCACCACATTTCGACCGGGATTCCGGCCGCCGACCGAACCTTGATCGCGTACGCGTTGCCATCAATGATCGCCGACAACGCCAACGCTGCCTCGAACGCGAACGAATCGTATCCGGGGTTCGGGTTTTCGATCAACGATACCAACGGGTGATCGAATATTGCCTCTTCCTGTTCAGCACTGGCCGCCTTGGACACGACCTGAAGTTGTGGTTGCGGGAAATTCGTCTTGATCACGCGCAAACAGGCCGCCGTCGGAGCGTTCCGCCAGGTGTCGCCGGCCGCCGCTTCGTAGTCAAAGTCTGCGCCGGGCTGAAGCGACGTTAGCCATCGCACGCCGGCCGCGTCGCCGGCGCCAAAGCCGTTCATGCCATCATGGACCATTGATCCGCTTGGCAACGGTGGCAAGCCGGGATTCCCGCTGGTCGCGTAACCCTTGGTGCCGATGCCCGCCAACCACGATCGAAGTTCGGGCGAATCGCCGTCGTGAATTCCCATGATCCCCCCTGTTAGACCAGATCGAACTCGACCGATCCGACGGTATCGAGCCAACCGCAAAGATTCGCCCAGGCCATCACGAGATCGTCATGGTATCCGGGCGGTGATTCGGTGCCGCCGGTTGCCGTGACGCGATAGACCTGAAGTTCGTCGAGCGTCGCTTGGGTTCGGATTCGCATCCATCCGTCGCGAAGTCGGGCCGCCAGTCCGGAGACCGCCGTCGGCTTCGTGGCGGCCGTTGTCAGCCATCCTTGCGACCCGTCGACGCCCGACAGGATGACGACGTCGCCGAACGCCTGGCGATGATTCAGGCCGACCAGGACCGCGTGTCCGTGGTTGTTGCGTTCCACCAGAACCCACGCCCCGAACTCTCGGGCGATGATCCAAAGCCGTCGCGCGTATTCGTCGGGTTCCCATCGGCCGTGAAGCGTGCCCCATTCCACGCCCGCCGCATCGACCAGGACGGCCGCAGAATAGTCGCCAACCGGAACGCCGTCGCGTTGTTTGCCCTCGGCGACGTCGGCCGAAATGATCAGTCGCCCGCCGGCCGCCCGTTTTTTGATTTCGTCGGGCGTTGCGTACAACCGCAACGATCCGTCCGCCAGGTCGGCCAACGATTCGCCGAACAGATCGAGGCTGATCGGCTGGGCGACGTTTGCCGCTTGTTTTTGAAGCCATGCCGCCAGGAACCGCAACCGGCCCGACGAGATGAACGCTTCGAGTGCATTCGCCGGATATTCCTGTGGAATTAGCGCGGGATCATCGCTTTCGGACGTGACC